ATATCTCGCTCGACTCCGCTGGCGCATTGATCCTCATCGCTGATTAGGAGTCTTGATGAGTAATCCCTATCGTGGCGAAATCGAGGCCGTACTCGATGGTCGTATCTATAAACTTTGCCTGACGCTAGGAGCGCTCGCGGAGCTCGAAGAGCAATTCGGCGCCAAAGATCTTGTCGCTATGACTGAAAGACTGAGCGCAAATCGCATCTCAGCACGCGATATCCTTACTCTCATTGGCTGCGGTTTGCGTGGCGGCGGAACCGATATCGGCGATGAGGAAGTTGCAAAGATGAAAGTTTCGGACGGGCTTGCCGGCTATGTGCGCATCGCGGTTCTCCTCCTCGCCGCGACCTTCGGTGATGAACCGGAGATGCGAGATACGACAAACCCTCCGACGCCGCAGGACGCCTGACTGGTCTGCGAAAGGACACGGCGCGCGAGCCCTCCCCGCGCCCGCCATTTCCTTTTTCGCGCGCCATGGCCTTCGGGCTCGGCGTCCTGCGGCTTGCGCCCAGGGATTTCTGGTTGATGACGCCGCGAGAACTGATACGTGCAGCCGAAGGCGTTTACGGACGCCCTGATATCGCACCTTCACGCGTCATTCTTGACGATCTCATCGCACGTTATCCAGACAAGGAAACAACAGGATGACTTCTATCGATACACCTCTACCTGATCAACCTCTGGCTCATAGCGGGGTTACCAATGCCGAGCTTCAATCCATGCAGAAGTTGCTTGACCAAATAGACCTATCAGCCACTCGTATGGCGACTTCGCTCTCCAAAGGTTTTGGCGCGGCGATCAACAGCGGCAAAAGTTTCAACGAAACGCTTTCGATCATTGGTCAGAGCCTTGCTCGCATCGCTATTCAGGATGGCGTAAAGCTGGCGACGCAAACTCTGACTCATCAACTGGCGGGACTATTTGCCGAGACTCCTGGCTCTGCAACATTGAATACAGCGCAAATCAATCGTAACGCTGATGGCGGCATCATCGCCAGCCCTACCTATTTTTCCAGTGGCGGCGCCATCGGCTTGATGGGCGAACGCGGAGCCGAAGCGATCATGCCGCTGGCGCGTGGCGCGGATGGTCGACTGGGGGTCATTGCTCAAAGGCATGCAGCGTCTCCTGTCGCCGTCACGGTCAATATCTCCGCCACCGATTTCGACAGTTTTCGACGCTCAGAAGCTCAGTTGACCGGAGCTCTGGCTCGCGCTGTCGCGCGTGGACAGCGCTTTCTTTAAACGACCGGACATTACATGACTGACTTTCATGAGGTCCGCTTTCCTCTCGATGTCTCCTTGCATGGTCGTGGCGGTCCAGAACGACGAACAGAGATTTTAACACTCGGTTCTAATCGCGAAAGTCGGAATGCGCGGTGGGACCAGTCTCGACGAAGATATGAGGCCGGGTACGGCGTCAAAAATCTTACGCAACTTGCAAAGGTTCTGGATTTCTTCGAAGAGCGCAGGGGCAGGCTTTATGGCTTTCGCTGGCGCGATCGCATCGATCACGCATCCTGCCTGCCGGGAAATATCCCGACGCCATTCGATCAGAATATAGGTTCTGGTGACGGTGTGCGAAGGTCGTTTCCTTTGATAAAAACTTACGGCGGCTCCTTTGCGCCCTACGTGCGTCGAATCACGAAACCTGTAGCGGAGAGCGTGCGGATCGCGGTCGACGGAGACGAGCACACAACGCAAATCGCCCTCGACCCAATCACCGGAGTCGTCACTTTTTCCGCCAATTCGACGCCCCCGCCGGGCGCTACAATTTCCGCTGGTTTTCTTTTCGACACGGCCGTGCGTTTCGATGTCGACTATTTAGAAATTGATCTGGAGGCTTTCGAGGCCGGCGCCATTCCAAAAATTCCAATCATCGAACTCTTGCTGTGAGATCAACATGCTCGTCATTTCACCAACCCTGCGCTCTAAACTCGATCAGACGTCGAGGACATTCTGTCATTGTTGGCGACTGGCGCGATGCGATGGTTTAATATCAGGTTTCACCGATCATGATAAAGATTTGAATTTTGGCGACGTCACCTATCGCGCACACGCCGGCCTTTCGACTTCGGAGGTCGAGAACGCCGCCAGTCTGGCGCCTGCCGTGCGTGAGGCCGTTGGCGCCTTGACTGTCGACAGCCTCAACGAAATGGACTTGCTTAAAGGACTTTACGATGGCGCGAGCGTCGAAACCTGGCTAGTTGACTGGTCCGCGCCCGATGACCGGCTACTTCTTGATATAGCCACGATTGGCGAGGTGCGTCGAGACGAGTTCGCCTTTACAGCGGAGTTGCGCTCCGCAGCGCATTTTTTCGATCAACCGGTTGGTCGTGCGTTTCAGCACAATTGTTCAGCTGATATTGGCGACACGCGTTGCAAGATAAATCTTGATACTCCTATGTTTTCTCGCCGCGCAACAATCGTCTTGGGGCAAATTGATGTATTGACGATGATGCCGGATAGCGATGTGGAAGAAGGTTTTTTTACAGGTGGCGCGATCCGCTTCGAAACAGGAGTAAATGCCGGAGCGCAGTTCGCTATTCGCACGCATCGTCAGGACTTGGGAAATATCGTCATCGAGCTATGGTCGTCGACTAGGGCTCTGGCTTCAGCGGGCGACAAGGCGATGTTAACAGCGGGCTGTGACAAGAGCCCGGAGACCTGTCAGATGAAGTTCAACAACATTGTTAATTTTCGTGGCTTTCCTCATATGCCGGGCAATGATCGCATAATCGCCACTCCGGGCGCACAGGGCATCGCGACGGATGGCGGGAGTCTCTTCCGATGACTCTTTCTCGTGGGCGAATTATTGCAGCGGCTCGGCGCTGGATCGGCACGCCCTTTCACCATCAGGCTTCATTATTTCAGATCGGCTGCGATTGTCTTGGTCTGGTGCGCGGCGTTTGGAGAGACGTTATCGGGCAAGAACCTGAACAGGCCCCGCCCTACAGCGTCGATTGGCCTGCCACAGCGGGGAGGGATCAGTTAAAAGACGCTCTGTCGCGTCATTTTTATTCTATCGATGTCCAGAATTATCGTGCCGGGGATGTGTTGTTGTTTCGTTTTCGCGCATATGGACCCGCGACGCATGTCGGCGTTGCGACCTCACTCACGCATCTGGTTCACGCGCAAAGCGGAGCCAGGGTGACAGAAACAGCAATTGGTACGCATTGGCGCAGGCGTCTCGTCGGAGCTTTTGTCTTTCCCGGCGTTCACGACTAACTTATTTTAGAGATAAATATTCATGGCGACACTGGTTTTACAAACCATCGGCTCTGTTGTCGGCGGGGCTGTCGCAGGACCTGCCGGCGCTGTTGTCGGCAGGCTTGCGGGAATGCTTGGCGGCGGCGCCATCGATCAGGCCATGCAGCCTCATGCGCCGCCGCGCTATGCCATCGGCCCACGTCTGAAAGCGATGGACGGGATCGCTTCTACCGAGGGAGCCGGTCTGCCGCGTGTTTACGGACGAGCGCGTCTGGGCGGACAAATGATCTGGGCGACGCGATTTCTGGAACGCGCCAACACCAGCTGGCGACACCAATCCGGAAGCGGCAAAAACAATGGAACAACAACCGTAGACATCAATTACTCCTACTCGGCGAATTTTGCGATTGCGATTTGCGAGGGGCCAATCGCCTTCATTCGACGTATTTGGGCGGATGGCGTCGAACTCGATATGACGCGACTACCCATCCGTATTTACAAGGGCGACGAGAGCCAGACGCCTGATCCGTTGATTATCGCCAAAGAAGGGGCCACGGCAACGTCAGCTTACCGTGGAGTCGCTTATGTCGTCTTCGACGATCTACCGCTTGCCCCCTATGGCAATCGTATCCCGCAACTAACTTTCGAGGTGGTAAAACCGATTTCTGGATTGGGCGAGAAGATCCAGGGCGTCGATCTCATCCCCGGCGCGACGGAAGCAGGGTATTTGCCGGGCTTGAAACTCAATTTCTATTGGCCGGGAGTCTCCGAAGCGGAAAATCGTCATCAATTAACGGCTGCGACCGACTGGATTGCCTCTATCGACGCTTTACAGGCGTTATGCCCCAATCTCAAAAGCGTCGCGCTTGTTGTTGCATGGTTTGGCGACGATCTACGGGCCGCCCAGTGCATGATTACGCCGGGCGTTGACTCACGTTTCAAGACAATTGGTCAATTCAATTACATTTATGGTCCATTCTGGCCGCCGGACTGGTCAGTGGCGGGACAAAGCCGCGCCGGCGCGCGATTGGTCTCGATGATCGACGGTCGCGCCGCCTATGGGGGCACGCCGAGCGACGCTTCCGTGCAGGCCGCAATTATCGATCTTAAGGCGCGCGGTCTGTCGGTAGTGTTCTATCCCTTCGTGATGATGGATATTCCGCCGGGCAATACGCGTCAAAACCCCTACACTGGCGAGATCGGACAACCGGTTTTCCCGTGGCGTGGGCGCATCACATGCGATCCGGCGCCAGGGCGGCCCGGCTCGCCCGACGGAACGCCGGAAGCTGCAACGCAAGTCCATACATTCTTTACACGCTATCGTAATTTCATCCTGCACTACGCTCAACTTTGTAACTCTTGCGGCGGGGTCGATGCGTTTCTCGTCGGATCTGAGATGATCGGTCTTACGCGGGTGCGAAGTGCGCCCGGCGTCTATCCTATGACATCAGAACTTGTGGAACTGGCGCAGCAGGTAAAAAGCCTGCTCGGCGCTGGAACAAAAATTTCCTACTCCGCCGATTGGACTGAATATGGCGCACATAGTCCAAGTGGTGCAGAATTGCGTTTTCCTCTCGACGCCCTATGGGCGTCGCCAGCAGTCGATTTTATCGGTATTGACGCCTACTGGCCGCTTTCAGACTGGCGTGATGGCGATACCCACGCCGATGCGCAGATCGCCTCTACCGTTCACGACATCGATTATCTAAAAGCGCACTTCACCTCCGGAGAAGCCTATGATTGGTATTACACGGATGCGAATGCACGCGCAGCGCAAATCCGCACGCCGATTACCGATATTTTGGGCAAACCATGGGTCTATCGGCATAAGGATATATTATCCTGGTGGTCAAATGCGCATTTCGAACGCAACCACGGTGAAGAGTTATCGCAACCTACGCCCTGGATCGCGAAATCAAAACCTATCTGGATCATCGAAACCGGCTGTCCCGCCGTCGATCGCGGAAGCAATGCGCCGAATATCTTCCCCGACACGCTATCCGTGGAAGGCGGCAGCCCATGGTTCTCACGCGGATTTCGTGATGATCTCATCCAAACACGATTTCTCGAAGCGACCCTGACGCACTTCGATCCAGCTCAAGTCGACGCAGACGCCATCAATCCTTTATCGCCGATTTATGGGGGTCGCATGGTCGATCCCTCGCGCATTCATATCTGGTGCTGGGACGCACGACCCTACCCGGCATTTCCGACGCTCGGTTCCGTATGGAGCGACGGCGATAACTGGTCGTCCGGTCACTGGTTGAATGGACGCCTCGAAGGCGCGCCGATCGACCGTCTTGTTATGGCGCTCGCATCCGCCGTTGAGACGCCGGGACTTTTGCTCGAACATCCAAAAATCGATGGCTTCGTTGACGGTTATGTACTCGACCGCCCAATATCGCCGCGCGAGGCCATTGATCCGCTGGCGGCTCTTTTTGGTTTCGATGCTGTATTGGGCGGCGGTCGACTGACTTTCGTTGGACGACAGGGTTTACCCGCGCATATCATTACGCTGGACGATCTCGTCATCGGCAAAGATCCTTCGCTCGTAACGCTTACCCGTGCGCAAGAGTGTGATCTTCCGCATGAAATTGCGCTGTCCTTCGCAGATTCGGAAAATAACTTTCAGATTGCGCGCGTATCTTCGCGACGCATTGAGGGCGGTTCGGCGCGACTGAGCGAGGCGCAGGCGGCTATAATGACACATCGAGCCAATGCGCAAATGCTCGCTGACATCTGGCTTCATGATTTATGGGCGGGTCGAGAAACAGCGGAATTCACGCTACGGCCGGGATTGATCAACCTCGAACCCGGCGACGTCGTTCAGCTTAATGTCGGCGGAGACGGACGATTGTTTCAGATACGTCGCATAACCGATGGCGCGGCGCGGCGCGTCAGCGCCCGGGCGATCGACCGTCGCATTTATGATATTGCCCCCCCACTTCTGACGCCGCCGGTATTAACGGCTCCGAAGACTCGCGGACCTGCCCATATCGTGACGCTCGATCTCGCACTTGCGCGCGATACGCCTGCGCTATCCTATATCGCCGCTTTCGCCGAACCCTGGTTCGGTCCTCTAGCGGTATATAAAGTCGCACATGATCAGTGGTCAGAACCAGTGATGACGCTCACGAAACGCGCCATGATCGGCCAGACACTGGATGTTTTGACTGCCGGACCTGTTGGTCGTTTCGATAATGGTTCCAGCTTGACGATCAAATTCCCGACCGGGCAGCTCGTGTCGGTGAGCGATGAGGCCGCACTCGCCGGACGTTCACTCATGGCGATCCGCGGCGACGATGGCGCATGGGAGATTTTTGCCTATGTGCGCGCACAACTTGTCGGCGAGTCGACCTATCGTCTCTCTCGTCTCATACGCGGTATGGGCGGTGCGTCGCACCTCGCAGGGCGGGAGACGCAAGCTGGAGCAATCGTTGTGCTACTGGACGATGCCGTGAAGCCGTTGGTGACGAATATTGCCGGGATTGGCGCTCCTCAGGAATATGCTATCGGACCCGCCGATCTCTTCCTCGACGATCCGCTCTATGTGAGGCTGAACACCACCGCGAGCAACGCTTCGTTGCGTCCCTATGCGCCGACACACCCAAGCGCACGGCGATCGTCGCAGGGCGTTGAGATATCTTTCATCCGATGCGCGCGCATTCATGGCGACGCCTGGGAAATCGCCGAGACGCCGCTCGATGAAACAATCTCGGCTTTCGAGGCTGAGATCACGACTCCGCAAGGCTCCCGCCTTCTGACTTCGGAGACGACTTATTTTCTTTACCCGGCTATGCAGGAAATCATCGATTTCGGCGCCCAACAAGATCAGCTGAACGTATCAATCTACCAACTCAGTGAAATCGCCGGAAGAGGCTTTCCACTCAGCCTGACGCTGACAGTCGAACAGGATTAAACTCGCATGTCCACTACACACCTCGGTCTGCCATTGATCGGCGCGGCACAGGCTCAAAAACATGTGCCGCATAACGAAGCGTTATTTCTGCTTGACGCAATCAATCAACTGAGCGTGAGCGCACGCAACGTTACATCGCCGCCGGCGTCTCCCGCCGAGGGGGATCGCTTGTTGATCGGCGCCAATGCGAGCGGCGCTTTCGCCGGAAAGACGGGAACTATTGCAACATATCTTGCCGGCGCGTGGAGTTTTCTGACTCCGAAAGCAGGTTGGCGCTGTTATGTGGTCGCTGAGACTACACTACTCATTTACTCTGGGTCGGACTGGGTCGACGGCGTATCGCTGATACACGAATTGCAAAACTTGACGCGCCTCGGGGTTGGGGCCATTGCTGACGAGTCGACGCCGCTGGCCATTAAATTAAACACTGCCTTTTTTACGGCGAAAAGGACCTCGGAAAACGGAACGGGAGATTTGCGCTTCACGCTCGACAAGGAGAGCGCAGCAAAGACGGTTTCGCAACTTTATCAATCAAATTATAGCGGCCGCGCAGAAACTGGCCTGACTGGCGACGACAATTTCCACATAAAAGTGTCCGCCGATGGTGGAAACTGGAAAGAGGCGCTGGTCATCGACGCCGCCAGCGGCGCTGTCGCCTTCCCCAGCGGCGGACCAACGAAATTACGCGTCTTCTCCGCCTCGGGCCTCTACACGCCGACGCCGGGCGCCCGATTGGTCAAAGTGCTGCTGTTTGGCGGCGGCGGGGGAGGAGGCTCTGGCTCTCGCTCCATGACAGGGGTGGCGGCGTCCGGTGGCGCGGGCGGCGGCGGGGGCGGACGGGGGCATGGCGTGTTTTCGGTCGCGCAATTGTCGACGCCGGTAAGCGTAACGATCGGCGCGGGCGGATCAGGGGGCCCGGCGCAAAATCTTAACAGCACCGCTGGCTCTGGGGGCGCAGCGGGCGGCGTCAGCCGTTTTGGCGATCTTCTTGCGGCCTATGGCGGCGGCGGCGGCGGCGGAGGGCAGATTGGTGCGGCCTCTGGGGGCGGAGCAGGCGGCGCTCAATATTTTGCCGGAGGAAGCGGCGTCGGAGCTACGGCAGGCGGGACCCAGCTCGGATTAAATAGTGGCGGCGCGGGCGTAGCGGCAGCTGCAGCGTTGACGGGACGTTGCGGATCTGGCGGCGGCGGCGCGCCGGCCACCGGCGGCGTTGGCGGCATTGGCGGCGCGGCGCTCGATGGCGCCTCGGGCGGCGGAGCGGGGGCTGGATTGACCATCGCCAACGGCGGCGCCAACGGCGGCGCGGG